TCCGCTTGACTTAACCAAAACGTGTAGCGCACACTCGCGCTGACAATTTTGCGAGCGCAATTTTTCGCGCCTTCATACTTCGCGCCTTCGAGCGCCGCCGGTCCGAGAGGATCGAGCGGCGCTTTTCGTTTTCATGGGGTCACTCACTGTCAGAACCAGGCCGACGCTGTTAGATCGCCTCTATTTCGCGATCAAAGCATTCCGCATGCGCTTCACCGGCTTTGGCGGCGCGACTGGCCAATCCGTCCACGGCTTATTCCCATTCGAGTTCTTCCCGAATACGCGGATCAATTACGGACTCGAAGCCGGTCGCCTCATTCAATCCTCGCTCGTAATGGCGGCTGTGAACTGGCTCGGTCGCGTGTTGCCGGAAGCGCCGCTGCAGGTCTTGCGAACAGACGCGCGCGGCAAAGAGCAACCGATACCGAATCACCCCGCGATTGAATTGCTCAATCGTCCGAATCCGTACTATTCCGGCGCGACGCTTTGGAAAGCGTTCGCAATGTCCTGGATCACGAGCGGCAACGCCTATTTCGTGAAAGCGAAAAACGGCTTCGGCCAGATCACGGAATTGTGGCACGTTCCCAGCTTTATGATCGGCCCGCGCTGGCCCGAGAACGGCAACGAATTCATTTCCTACTACGAATATGAAACCGACGGCGGACTGCATAGGATCGAAGTCGAGGACGTGATCCATTTCCGCGACGGCGCCGACCCCGACAACATGGGACGCACCGGACTTTCGCCCGTCGCCTCAGTGCTGCGCGAGGTCTGCGGCGACAATGAAATCGCCGCCTATCAATTCCTGCTGCTGAGAAACAGCGGCGTCCCGCCCGTTGTAATCTCGCTTAAGGACGGAACGAACGCGGTTAAATTCGATGCCGCGGCATTCAAGCAGGAATACATGGCCCGCACGACTGGCGACCGGCGCGGCGAGCCGTTCGTATCATCGCGCGCAATCGAAATTACCAAGCTCGGCTTTAACCCGTCCGAACTCGATCTGAAAGTCCTGCGCCACATGCCCGAGTCCCGCTTTGCGTCCGTGATCGGAATATCGAAAGAAACGCTCGGCTTCGGCGCGGCTGACGAAAATTCAACCTACAACAATGTCCAGCAAGCCGATGAGCGCTCGATCTGCAGTTACGTCAAGCCGCTCTGGGAATTCATCGGCGACGAGCTGACGCATCAATTGCGCGCGGATGTTGGACTCAGGCGCAATCATCGGATCGCTTTCGACCTGCGCCAGATCGCGGCGCTGCAGGAAGATCAGGACAAACTGCACCAGCGCGCGAATGCGGACCTTGCGAGCGGCGGAATCACCGTAAACGAATACCGCGAAATGATCGGCCTCGAATCGCGGCCCGAAGGCGACGTGTATCTGCGCTCGAACACGATCCAGGCCGTTACGCCCGAAGTGCAGGCCGCGAGCATCGAGCAGGCGCTTGAACCGCCGGATGAACAACTGATCAACGGCGAAGACAGGGAGATGATCAACTAGAGGGGTTTTTATTATGGACGAAGCATTAGTTTATTTTGGCGGCGAACTGAAAGCCCTCGACGATAAAGGCCGCGTCGGCGGCTATCTGGTTAGATTCAATACCGTCGATCTTACGGGCGAGCGCTTCACGGCAAAAACCTATCTGGGGGCACGCGAGGGTGACGGCGTTGACACTCTCTTTCACCACGGCCAGCCATTGCCGATTGACCTCAAAGGACAGCCGACCGCAATCAAAGAAGAAATCGAACATTTCCGAAATTATCTCTTCGCGCCGATTAAGACAAAGCGCGATGCACTCGGAATTTGGGCCGAGACGGTTTTGCGCCTATCGGAAGCCTACGAGCAAGAAGTATTCGGAATCGTGAAGATGGGCAAGCTCGGCTGGTCGAGCGGCGCTTTAGGCCATCAAGTAATAAAATCCGCCGACGGCGAAATACTTCGATGGATTATCGGCGAAGCGAGCCTGACGCCGACGCCCGCCGAAAAATTGAATCGCGCCGTTCCGCTCAAATCCATTCAATCTCTCAAATTCGTTCCGCTCGACGACGCGCCGGTTGACGGCGCCGACGACAATTCCAACCAAGAAACAATCAAGGACGCCGAACAGCAGGTGCTTGCTCTCGACGGCCTCGACATCGACACGCATTCCCAATTGACGGTGATCGCCATGAGGGGCATCACGTCGCGTTTTCGCGGCAACGCGGAAGCGCGGCAAAAAGCCGGACGCGTTCTCTCCGAACGCAATCGCCAGCGGATCACGTCGCTGATAGGGCAGGGCAAAGCGGTAATCGCTGACCTTCAAACCCTACTCGGCGAATCAGCCGGGGCGACGGACGACGCGGAGAAACGCGCGAAGCAAACCGCGGACCTCATGGCGAAGCATCGCTATGACCGCCGTTAAGAGGGAAATAAAATGAAAACAATTGAGCAGTTGCTCACCGTGGGGACGATGACGGAAATCGCCGCCACGATGCACAACAACACGAAACGCTTGACTCAGCTTTTCGATCTGGCCAACGAGCGGGACAACAGAGCGAATACCCAGGAAGAACTCGACGAGATCAAATCCATTGACGAAGACCAGGAACGGCTCGAAGCAAGGCACGCTGAGTTGAAAAAGGTCGAAGAAGCCCGCGTGAAAAACGAAGAGCGCGTGAAAGTCTTCGCCGGCGCCGTCAATCGCCCGAAGTTTCCGAGCGGGGACGCTGACCCGAAGAAATCCCGCGCCATCGCATACTCGGCGATGGGCGGCCTGAAGCATATTGATCTTTACGGCAATCGCCATCAGGACGAGGAGCTGGCTTACAGGTTCTTCAACTGGTACGTCGCGGCGACTCCCGCATTTCACGGTTCCGCTTTGGCGCAGAAGTCTATCCAGTTCTGTCAGGATAACGGAATCCCGACCGTCAAGGCGCTGAACGAAGGCATCAACGAGCAGGGCGGCGCATTGGTCCCGCCTGAGTTCGACAATATGCTCATTCGCTTGCTCGAACAGTTCGGCGTTTTCCGGCGATTCGCGCGAATGAATCAGATGGCGAGCGATACGAAGATGATCCCGCGCCGAACCGGGGGCGTCACCGCCGCATGGGTTGGCGAGGGCGCTGCGATTACGGACTCGACGCCGACTTATGACAACGTACAGCTCGTCGCGAAGAAGCTTGCCGCGCGCGTGATTATGTCGTCAGAGATCACCGAGGATTCGGCTATCAGTATCGCCGATCAACTCGCGTTCGAGATCGGAACCGCGTTTGCGCTTGCCGAAGATCAGGCCGGATTCTTGGGGGATGGTAGCCCGACATACGGCGGAATTACGGGTATAACCCAGAAACTACTGGGCCTCAGCGGGACAATCGGCAATATTGCCGGATTGGTTGTCGCGACTGGCAACCTCTTTTCCGAATTCATCCTGACCGACTTTAACGCCGTGGTTGCGAGGCTGCCACAGTACGCCGACACGGCCCAAAGCTCGTGGTACTGTCATCGCAGCTTCTACTATGGGACTATGCAGCGCCTCGAGCTCGCCGCGGGCGGCAACACGATCCGCGAAATAGCGACCGGAGATCGCGCGGCGCGCCCGCTATTCCTCGGCTATCCCGTCAATTTCACGCAAGTCATGCCGAGTACGGATGCAAACTCGCAGATCGCCGCGATCCTGGGCGATCTGACGATGGGCGCAGTAATGGGCGACCGCAGATCGCGCACGCTCTTTACCGATCCGTTCTCGCTATCCGCCAACGATCAGATCGCGGTACGCGGGACGGAGCGCATTGACATCATCATCCACGACGTTGGAAACGCTCATGCGACTCCGGCGTCGCGCGTGCCCGGCTCGATCGTCGCGTTAATCTCGGCGTCTGCGTAATCGGCGCGATAACTACCGGGGCGGTTTTGCCGCCCCTCTGACAACTCAGGCAATAGGAGAACACAAATGCTTGATCTTCAAAATGCAAAATTCGTCAGCGCCGTGCCGCCGATCTCTGTAGCGGGCGGCGCCAACGCTACCGTCGTCAACGTTATCGACACGAAAGGATTCCGCGCGGCCGTGTTGACCATCTGCGCCGGATTGCTCGGCGCGAACGGCGTCACCGTGCTGCAGTGGTAGGAAAGCCACGAGGCGAACGGCGCCAACGCCGTGAACATCACAGGCGCAAACCATACTGCGCTCGTGGACGCGAACGACAACCTTACCGTCCGCACGTTTGTCAACCTTCTGGGCAATCGCAGGC